ATGGATAGGTTTTTGACTAGGGAGGAGGGCATGGAGCTTATGGATTTGCTAAAAATCCCTTTATCCAGCTATGGGAATTTTTCTGTTATGAAATTTGCTTATAAGAAAAAAAGCCTGGAGTATCATCCTGACAAAGGGGGAGACCCTGAGAAAATGGCAAGACTGAACTCCTTGTGGTCAAAGCTGCAGGAAGGAGTTTATCAGGCCAGGCAGGAGTTTGCTGCAGAGCATGGACCCCAGGTAGGAGCCTGGTTTTGGGATTGCAATTATTGTACTGTTAAAGATTATTTTGGGAAACATTTTAACACTCTGATTATTAAGCACTTTCCTCAGTGCTGTGAGCAGCCCATGCCTGAATGCACATGCCTTACCTGTAAGGTGGGCCTGCAGCATGCTATCTATAAACAAATGCACAGAAAAATGTGTGTTGTTTGGGGTGAGTGCTTTTGCTACAGGTGCTACTGCATCTGGTTTGCGGAGCCCCCTAGGGACCCCAATACCTTTGGAGCGTGGTCCGCCATCCTAGGTGACCTGGACCTCCATCTTGTGAATCTGTACTTTAAGCTTACAGAAGACCTAACATGGGGTAAGTAAAATGGAGGGAGGGGCGGTAAAGCTGTTAGCCTCCATCTTATAATAGCCTTTCCTTTCAGCATGATGTTCCAAGCTGGTGCACAGGAGATGTACCTCCACATGGCACCCGAGAGTGGGATGCATGGTGGTCAGCCTTCAACACAGAGTGGGACACCATGTTCGATCACCTTGATGACCCCAACCTCTTCTGCAATGAGTCCTCCATTTCCTCTGATTCACCTAGACCAAACAGCCCAACTGAGACCATCTCTGGAGATCCTGGCGAGGAGAATTCAGGAAAGCGAAGACCTTCTGACCCTAACTGCAGCCAGGGTTCGTTCTCTGCAACCCCCCCCAAGCCTAAAAAGTCTAAAAATGATTATGTGCCTAGCGATTTTCCTGATGGTGTTAGGGGCTTCTTGTCTAGTGCTGTCTATAGTAATAAGACTGTATCTGCATTCTTAATTTATACCACCCATGAAAAAGCTGAGTTTCTCTACAGAAAGCTAGACAAATTTAACCCAGATTTTAAAAGCAGGCATGTATTTCAGGAAGCTAGCCTTGTGTTCATAATGACACCTGGGAAGCACAGGGTGTCTGCAATTAGAAACTTCTGCTTAACCCATTGCACTGTCAGCTTTTTGCTCTGCAAAGCTGTAATTAAGCAAGTGGAGTGCTATAGGTGTTTGTGTGAGCAGCCTTTTAAGCTGATAGAAGAGAGCAAAGCTGGGATATTTGAGTATGAGTTCTGTGAAGAAAATGGTAAACCCACCTGTAATTGGAATTTAATTGCTGAGTTTGCGGTTGCCAGCAGGCTGGATGATCCTCTGCTAATCATGGCACATTACCTAGATTTTGCTTTTGAGCCAAGTGTTTGCACAAAGTGTGCCAAAAAAATACTCAAAGCCCATTATAATTATCACAGTTTGCATCACAAAAATGCAAAGTTATTCAAGGAAAGCAAAAGCCAGAAAAGTATATGCCAGCAGGCAGCTGATGTAATGATGGCAAGACAAAGGTTAAAATTGCTAGAGTGCACAAGAAAGGAATTGCTTGAGGAAAGATTTAAGCTTATGTTTGAAAAACTTACTGATTGCTTTGGTTCTGTTAAAATTCTTCAGCTTATGGCGGGAGTGGCCTGGTACAGCTGTTTATTTGAAAATATTGATGATGTTGTCTTAAAAATCTTACAATTAATTGTTGAAAATGTCCCTAAAAAAAGAAATATATTGTTTAGAGGTCCCATCAACAGTGGGAAAACAACCTTTGCAGCTGCCCTCCTAAATCTTCTGGGCGGGAAAACTTTGAACATTAACTGTCCTGCAGATAAGTTGGCATTTGAATTAGGTTGTGCAATAGACCAGTACTTTGTTATCTTTGAAGATGTAAAGGGCCAAATTGCACTTAATAAAAAGCTGCAACCAGGACAGGGAGTGTCTAACCTGGATAATCTAAGAGACCACCTGGATGGCAGTATTAAAGTGAATCTTGAAAAAAAGCATGTAAATAAAAAAAGCCAGATATTTCCTCCAAGCCTTGTAACTATGAATGAATATCTCCTACCTGAAACATTGTACACAAGATTTTCCTATGTGTTAAATTTCACTGTTAAGGAGACCCTCAGGGAAAGCTTAGCCAAAAATGACAGGCTTATGCAGGACAGGATTCTGCAGGATGGTCTTACAATATTAGTACTGTTGCTATGGCACTGTGGGCCAGAAATGTTTACTGATGCTTTGCAAGAAGATGTAAAGTATTGGAAAGAAATACTTGATAAATATTGTGGAATTAATAGATTTAGTGATATGCTACAAAATATAAGGGATGGGAAGGATCCCCTGGAGGGTCTTGTTATTGAGGTTGAAGAGGAGGTGGGGGGGAACTCAGAAAATGGAAATGATTCAATGAATGACTCTGGATTTCAAACACAGTAACATATTTTATTGCAAGCATTAATAAAGCCTATGTTAATTAATAAAGCCTATGTTAATTCATATTTGGACTGGTTTTCTGTTGACCAAACTCATCCAAGTACCTAATCATGTCTGGGTCCCCAGGGGTGGGTTCCATTCCCTCATAAACACGCACTTCTTCCACCTGCCCCACCTCACCATTCTTGTCATTCATTGGTTGGCCTTCTACCTTAGGCAAATAGCCAGTGAACAGATTGTTCAGAAGGGTGGAGACAGGATATGGGTTCTTAACTGCTCTTTTTCTCAGGGTGACATTGAAATATCTTGGCAGCCCCCTGTAAGCCATTGTTTCTGCAGCATTTGTGTGAAAGCCAACAATGTCAGCAGCTGTTAAGTACAATGCATCCCCTTTGCAAAGGGGTCCCACCCCATTTTCATCAAGCAACACAGTTGTTACAGTGTTGGTAAACTGCAGCACAGGTGGTGTTGACTGGCCTCCTGTATAGCTTCCATAATATCTGGTGTTTTCATTCATGGAAGGGTCAGGGGCCCACAACTCTATAGGATAAGCTCCATCCTTCAGCAATTTAGCCTTATACTGTGGATCTAAAACCTGTTGGGTTTTTGCTTTCACAGGAGGTTTTACAGTGCCATCAGGATAGTTAGTCTTGTAATTAGAGGTTACAGCCTGCAGCTCTAAGGGCTCCCCTCCTACTGCAAACATATGGAAATTCATTCCCTCAATAGGAAAGCCTATTCCTTTATCATTATACATTCTCTTGGAAGGAATATGCACATTTACAAGACTGCTAATTCCCACAACCTCTGTTTTTACAGACACAGCCTCCCACATTAGCAATGTCCCACAGGTAAGGTCCTCATTAAGCAGTGGCAAAGAAATTTTTGCAGTGCTGTATGTAGGTAGCTCCTCCTTCTTGGGATTATCAGCATCCAATGAAGCAGCAACAGTGATTGAAGCGCTGTATCCATACTGATCATCATTTCCAGCTTTTCCCATGCGTGGATTCAAGTAGGCCTCTATTTGAGTAATGCTGTCAGGGCCTGTTTTAACTGCAAGCACCTCCACTCCCCCTTTAATAAGGAGCCTTGGGACTGCTCTAGGTACTGGACAGGTTGTTTGGGGGCAGGTTGCTGGTTTCCTGGGACAGCTTGGGGTTTTCCTTCGGGGGCACTTTTTGGAGGCCATCTTGTTGATCAGCAGCGGTTCTTTTCCTCCAGCTGAATCTGCTCTGGATTCTTATAGAGAACCTAGAGGAAAAACAGGTAAGTAGAAACCGCCACCGTGTCTTGGGCCTTTCAGAGGCGCCTTCTCTTCGACGGGCGGCCTTTGTCATCTTCTTTTTCCACCTGGTGAATGTAGGTAGCAAATGTAGGAGTCACATCTCCATAGAGGCCCAGAATTAGAGGTAGCATCCAGTCAGGACACACCCGCTGGTGGGCGCCTCCGGGGGCTGAATAGGTTTCTATTACCTCTGCAGACTCTTCTCTGGCCTCAACTTCAAGCTGATACCTGCTTGGAACTGGCTCACCTAATCTTCTGTATACATCCCTAATCTGGGCGGGATTAAGGCCTGGTAATTGCCTGTAATACTCACTGAGGCTTGAGTAAATATGACTAGGCCCTGATGTAAGCACCCATCTACTGGTCTCTATGACCTTTGCCATCACATCCTGAAAACTGGTGGTCCCTCTCACAACCAGCTCTCTGCTAGCATACCCTATCTGATGACGGGCATCTCTCATGATAGAATCCCATATTGCCCTGCTCACAGTGTGAACAAGGCTGCTTGCCCACCCTTCTATAACATTCAAATAGTGGGCAAAGTGATTTACTCCAGGAAACAGAATGTCATAGTAGTCCTGAGGCCGCCACAGTTGAAGAGCCATATCAGATATATTTTTATTAACTATTGATACTTCTTCGCGGCTGTACTTGATTCCAACAGCAACCAGGGAGCTGGCACCTGAAATTGTTTGAAAAAGGGTACCAATGCCTACTGCTTCTGATAGCATACCAGGTAGAGCATACATCATACTAAAATTCTCCATTGTAAGTCCCATGGCAGCTAGGGCATCTGCTGCTCCTAGGCCCTCTATAGTCATCAGGCCCATGACAGAGGCCTCAATATCTGCTGCCGCCTCTCCAGCCAAAATTGCTCCTACTGATATTCCAGTCTCAGTACTAAGAGCTGAGGCTAGCTCTGCTATATCAAAAAACAGGCTGAGTACTCCTCCCATGATCTGAAATAAAGAAAAAACTCACCGTTAGTTTCAAAAATCCCGCGCGCGGCTCCCTGTTTTTAATCCTGACAGTTTAGACTGACACTTCCTGTGTTTATTTCTGGCTGTCCTTAGTTGTCCCCGCAAAGGGAAGTGGCAATTTGTGGCTAGATAAGTATGAGCTGTGCAAGCACTTTCAACGGCCGTTGCTAGGTGGCGCATCCTGGTAGCCAAGGAACTAACGGGTTTCACTTCTGACTCACAGCATCCTCAGGATTCCTCAGAGCTCCCTGAGGAGAGTTACCATAGTAATCATGCTTTTTTTTAGTTAGTATCAGGGGCTGAGGCTTCCTGCCTCTCTTGTGAGCGAGGTAAGAGGGAGAGGCCTCTGGAGGCCTCAGGAGGCCTGGCCAACTGCCACAGCCAGTTAGGCGCCAGCAGAAAAAAAAAAGCCTCTGGTGTAGGAGGCTATAAGAGGCACAGTTTATGCTTAATTATTCTCATTTTATCCTGTTGCAGCTAGCATAGCAAGCCCCACACAGCAAG